AGTACTGTTATTTTTTCCATTACATACCTGAAGTAAATTTATGCCACTCAATGGCATTTTTAATCGACTGATGTCTCCACTTAATGTTATCCATAATCTCTTTTAGAGTATCGACCATTTCTTGTGTATAGTGAATTTTTGCTTGATGTTCTTGTATGATAGGGTCAGCATCGTAATATTTATCCATATCGCCCTTCAATACTGTAAGGCCATTTAATGGGTCGTATTCCCAACCTTTGGTATCTAATTCAGCTTGTGATAACTTACCACCATAGTGATTAAACTTATCGCGTAATAGCACTTTAAAATCTAATTCAAGTTTCTTTAACTTTAGTTTATTAACACTATATAGCTCTAAGTATTTGGAGTGTAACTTTGCAGATTTCCTAGATGCCTCTCCGAGTTCCATCTCGTCGATAACACTATCGGATTTCCACATTTCAATGATTGCTTCTAAATTATTCATAATATATATTATACCACATTACTGTGATAAAGTAAACCTGTTTATACAAATTCGAATGATGTGTATGAGAATGTTATATCCATTTGTGCAAAATCTATTGCTTCAGCCTGTGCATCGAATTCCACCGCACTTAAACTTGTTGGGAATATCCCATTAAATTTAATTTCCTTTGTAACATTATTATGTGACGAAAGTATTAATAAAGTAGCATCAGCTTTAAAATCTTCTGCTTTACCTGATTGTATTATGTTATGAATCCAATTAAATGTTTCAATATAATTGTCCATATTTTCTGTGATGTTGGCTCTAATTGATAAATCATCAAAGGCCATTCTGTCGCCTGTAAAGGATAAATTAACTCCTCTATAAGGTAATTCTGCCGCAGCGATATTCAGCGATGGTAAAGTGGCAGCAACCACAAAGTATTCTAAATTAGGATATTTCGTGTGGTCAACTTTAAATTGAAATCCAACAGGACTAAGAAAGTTTTTATTTGTGGTTAATGTTGCCATATTTATTCCTTAAAATGTGTAGTGTAAACCTACAGAAGAATGAGATTTCATTCCATCTCTTTCCATTGCCATAAGTGACATATTCCAATTACCAAAAGCTTTTGTGGCTTTTATTCCAATAACATCTTCGCCGTCATTGTGTCTACCCCAAGTTAACATAAGGTCTATCATAGCCAAACCTAGTGGTAAATCATACCCAAACTGAGTATAAGTAAGGTCACTATTGTCTAAGTCCACATAATGTTCCAATGAAACACTTTTATAAGAACCACCAACAAAGGCTTCTTTTAAGTCAGCTCTTTCGTTTTTAACTTCTGGGCCAATCTTTAACCAATAATGGTCAAAGTCGTATTTAATAACACCACCTTTAAAGCTTATATCTTCTGATAAATCAAAAGAATAACCTCCATAAAAATTATGTTCCCAACTAGAAACTTCATGGTCGATTTCACTCGCCCATATTCCACCAAACCAACCAGACTTCTCGCCGTGTAATGACATTTGCATAGCTGTACCTTCGCCCTGACTTTCTCCTCTGAAAAAGTACTCGGACTCTGCCCCAATAGAACCACTTATATTTGCACTCGCGAAAGGCGAAAGCGACATAATAGCTAGTCCCATTAACATTAATTTATTCATATATTTTTCCTTGTATATAGTTATTTATAATAGTAAAGGGGTCAATTAAGACCCCAATTAGGATTACTTCTCAGTAACGAACTCGTTTAATTGCCTTGCAGTCTCAATTATCTCTTCACCAGTGATTTCTCTTAAAGGTAAAGGTTTCTTTTCGTTAGGAAAGTTATCGTTGTGCGCATGAATCGCATCGATTTCTCTATGAAAGTTTCCTTCCAATATTCCTTGTGCTTGGTTTAATAGTTCGGCTCTGATTTCGAACCCTGATTTTGAATTACTCATATTTTTCTCCGTGTGTGTATGTGTAAAGTATCCATTATTGAATACATGATATTATTTATAACGCAAAAAAAGGGGCCTAAAATAGACCCCTTTTAAAACAAAGTTTTTCAACTTATGATTTACACCATAATGTCGTCAACTCTGAAGATTCTGAAGTATTGATTGCTTCTATCGGCTCCGATAGTACCGTCAATAGCTACGTAAGGGTTTGCAACCATTCCGTATCTTGTTTTGAATCCTATTCTTGGTTGGAAGTCATTCTCACCAACGGCTTTCACCATTGTTAATGGAACGTATGGGCAGTAGAATAATCCTGCGTCATATGGGTTTGTACCCCTGTAACCAACACAAACGAAGTCTACAGTTGAATAAGGATCTATGTAAACTTTAACTCTTCCGTTAAGTACGCCGGCAAAAGTATTACCAGTGTCATCAACATTTAAGCTAGCTGATAGTGCAGGAGTATAATCCAACATTCCAGCAGCTGCAAGTGCAGAAGCAACATCAGAAGAACATAGAACAAAGTTCCCTTTTCCTCTTCTTGTTTCTTTTGCGATTACATTACATTCTCTTTCAATCTGCATGATTAAGCCTTTAAATCTCTCAACCATCCATCTTCCGTCTGAATCAGTGTTTACATCAAAAATACCACTTACAGCAGTAGATGTTTGTAAAGCACCAATTTTAGCAGTTTTAAGAACTGAACGTACAACTTCTCTGTTGATTTCCGCGAGGATTTCAGCAGATAGGATATTTGCAAGTTCACCTTCAGCATCCAATCCGTGGATAGCTTTAAGATCTTGTGCAAGTTCCATTGTGTATTCAGCTTTTAAAGCTCTTGATTTAGCAGTTACAGTTGATTTCTCAATAGTAAAAGCCATTTCGCCGAATGAACCATCACCTGATTCACCAACGCCTAATCTCTCTGCAGCTGCAGTCGTTAGACCAGAACCGAAAGTAGATACAACATCAGCGGTGTCTGCAATAGATCCATCACTGTCACCATCTGCAACTCCAGCTAAACCTGTTGGGTCTGCTTGATGAGTTCCTGTTCCTGAGAAATCAGTATCAGCTTCATTAAAGAATGCTTCTGTTCCTGATTGTGTTGAGTATTTTGACTTCATTGCGAAGATAAGTCCAGTAGGACCACTCATAGGCTGAACGCCTGCGATATCATAAGCAATTAAGTTAGGCATAGCTCTTCTTACGAGAGAGATTAATACTGGGTCAAAAGTTCCGATGTTATTCGGAGCTGAACCTGAAATATTATTAGCTGCAGCAGCTTCAGAAATGAAATTTCCTTGTGCTTGTGCTTGTTCTTCTCGTAGGGCAACCTCTTGGTTTTCTAATAGTCTAGCTGTTACAGCCTTTCTATATCTGTCTTGGATAGTTGGAGCGGACTCGTGATCGAGAACCGGACCCCATTTTTCCATTAAGTTTTTATCTGCGTTAAACATTTTTGTTTCCCTTAATTATTAAAGTTAGTTATAGCTTGTGTGTATCTAGCCATTGAATCTGATGAATTAACTTCTTCCGAAATTGTTCCATCTCCCAATAGACTGTCCACTTCGTCAACTGATTCAGTAACTTCACCTTTGAAGTATGATTCTTTAACAGTTTTAACTTTCATTTCAAAGTTATCTCTATTATCGAATTCAATATCTTCGACAAGTGATGCTAATTTCTCAGCGTCAGTTTGTGCAAGCCCTGATGATTGTTCTCTTACTACTTCTTGTTTTTCAAAATTTTGAACTTTAGAATGTAATGCGATATTATCATCTGTGGTTTTGTTTAAAGCACTTTCTAGCTCAGTGACTGATTCGTTGAGTTCATCAACAAGGTCCACTTTACCTTCTGGTACTTCGATATAGTGCTCTTTGAACACTGATTGTAATGAAGTCATAAAGTCTTCAGCAATTTCAGTCCTAAGACCGTTACTTACTGCTACTTTATTATCTTCCACCCAAGATTCAACCACATAGTTAAGGTATGAATCTACCTTTTCTACTAATGATTCTTGAACTTCTGTTACTTCTTCTTCTAGATTTTGCGCGTATTCAGCTTCTAATCTGTCGATTTCTGATGTTAACTTAGATGTTAATACAGCTTCGAAGATTGATTGAGCTTTGTCACGGAATCCATCTGATAAAGTTGCCTCTTCACTGATGATGTTTTCTAGGTCTTCGTCAAAGTCCATAGCTTCTACTTTCGCTTTAGCTTTTGGGTCTGCTGCGTTTGGTACTTTTTTCATACCATCTTCAGCTGATTTGACGGAAGCGTCTTCGGCATCACCGAGAGCCATTTTTGAGAACATCTTTTGCGCGTCCTCTTTTCTTGCTGCTTTAAGCATATCAACTGCTGCCTGAATAACTCCAGCCTTAGTTTTGGGGACAGAAACTTTAGGAGCAGATTCTTTTTGAACCTTTTCTTCTTTTTCTTTTTCCTCATCACTAGTGTCTTCGTCATCGTGTTTCTTCATGGCATTGACTTTGTCCTTGCCATAAGTCTCATTAACTTCCTCGTCTAAAATTTCTTCAATTTCAGTCACGTCTGTCTCAACAGTTTCCAACTCTTCAGCAACATTATTTATAGCGTCGTCTGACATAGTTTTCTCCTCTATGATTTTAGATTTAATTTAGAGAGGAAATTTTTAAAGGCTTTAATCTCTACCTCAGGTAGATTTATTGATTTAGCTTCTTTTATCTCAGTCTCAATTTCTTCAATATCTTGTTGTCTAATGATGCCATTATCCCATACCCATTCACGACCTTCCATAACTCCATTTACAAATGCACTTGGAGCCGAAGGGTCTTGAACGATGTCTACTGTGGAAAGCATAAAATCTTTCCCCACATAACTGGCGCCATTCTTGCTAACAAGACTTCCCATACCACGACTTGATACACCAAGCTTAACTCCACCTTCGAGCAGTCCTTCGACTATACGCCCCATAGGTGTTTTAAGTATTGATGCCTTACCCACAATATCATTTCCTTCCCAACGAAGGTCGGTGATTTTGTGAGAAACTTTATCAAGGTTTACTGTTGGTCCTTCTGGATGATTTAACTCTCCAACAGCTCTCCCTGTTTTAACTTGTTCGGTCACATATTTTTCTACAGCATTTTCCATAATGCTCTTTTCATATATACGGCCATTTCTATTCTTTTGGTTTGCTTGCATGAAAACGCCGGAGATGATATATGATTTCTCACCACCATTTTTACTCTCAGCTATAACTTCTAAGTCGTTTTCAACATATTCTGTTATTAATTTCATGTTACAGTTCCTTAAACTTTTTCTTCTTCTGCTTTTCTGTTAACCATATTTGCCGCAAGATTAATTTTCTCTGCG